GCAAATCAACATAGTAAAGAAAGTTTCCGGGCATATCGGTATACTTGTCGGGCATTACTCCCGTTAGTGCTGGCATTGCTGTATTAGCACCAAATATACATTTTGTGGGATCCTGAAAGTATTTTCTAAAATAGCCCGTGTGCCATGGCTTCATTCCTTTGACATAAGTCTCCGATTGCTGATCGTATCCACCAAAATTAACAGTTGCTGTAATGGGATTAATATTGCCTGTATTCAGCATCATGGCCACCATGCTGCCTTGAGCACTAAGTGATCCCACATAGACTCCGCTGTTGGTGCCAAAAGTTTGAGCGAGTGCATCTCCATTGTTATTAAAGAATATTTCACTACCATCGTTATATGCATTTTTAGCAAAATCTGCTGATTGTGCTTTTAATATAGATTGGTTGTCGACTTGCAGTGAATTAAGAATACTCTGCATATCCGAAGTTGAAATTGTATTTGGGTTAGATGCCATAATTTTATCCCCCAGCGCCACAGCCACAGCCAGCGCCGCCAGCAGCGGCACCAGCGGCACCAGCACATCCAGTACACCCCGAACCTTTGTTATGTACAATGAGGTCATTGGCAACATAAGTGTTATTACCATCAAGTTTAAAATTGTACACTTGTAGATCTGGCGGTGCGGCAAAGGTTTGCATAGTTTTAATATGTAAGCCTTGCCCATTCAATGTTTCAATGATATCACCTAGCATTAATTGCCCAACGGCATTGTTTTGAAACACTGAATATTTTTTCATTGTAGCAACGGGATCATAAGATTTCCAACCATCTTTAGTATACACAGGGTGATCACTGGTTATAAACGGTATTCCGTTATTAAATGAAACTAATTTACGTTCTCCCAACACAGGTCGTATAAATTCTTTAACTGTGTTTACAGCATTATCTTTACCAATCAATTGATCGCCGATCTCTACATCTTCGATATTTTTTTCGGTTCCGTCAGACATGGTAATTTTTGTGCCTGCAATAAAACAGCAGCCGCCGTGGTACGAGCCAGTGGCAGCAGGTGCCCCAAATATTACTTTTCTTCCGTAATAAGCAAAAGAACCTGCGGCAACAATTGATTTTTTACCCACATATGTTTGTTCAAATCTATTTTCGTCAGGGCCGCAGTCCGGAGCTTTTCTTAATAAGAAAATATCATCCCCAAGAATGGTGTACATCACACCCGACATATTACGTGCAACGTCTGGAGCATTTGTTTTACGTACTGAAATACCAATATTGGCAGGATCATTGGGATCGCGGCCGCCGTTCCTATAAGTAATTCCGTTTGCAGAACAATATGCTTGCCCTTCATTTTTAAAGTTTATCGGTAATAATGGATCACTATGGCAATAAGTTCGCATTGCGGCGAGAAAATCTAAGTTGACCCCAAAAGGTAAATTACCGGTGGCCATGTCATTGGCCAATGCCAATTGTAAGGAAGTTAATCCGCCATTTGTTTTGTTGGGTACTATTCCCTTGTATACTTCTGGTGTTGCCATAACTTACTTTAATGCTCCTGCTGCCAAACCTGTTATTCCGCCCAGACCACCACCGGCAATTATTACGTCGCTGCTGGCAGTCTTTACTGAGTCACCACACAGCCCAATACTGCCTTTAACAATAGGCGGTAACCCGTTAACATATACACCCCCAGGTATGGCAAATGTTGGCCCAAAACAGTGTGTCGGTGGACACCCCAAAACACCGCAACATGGGTGTGGAGTATACGCACAAAATTCTAATGCTACCGGTCTACCGTTAACAAATACATCGCCGCTGACAGGGCCCACTAATATACCGCCCGGGCCCAGTATGTCTCCTAATCTTGCTATACCTGGCATTTTAATCCCTATGTAATTATAGGACCTTTACCTAATGTTTTGATACCTGTAGTGGTTTCAAAGTAATGGTCTTCTAGTGCTTTTATTGTAGGAGCATGCATCATAACATGCTCACTTTTAAGAACTACATCTTTATTTATATCCACGGAAAATAGGCTTTGCATCAATCCGAGTCCGCGTTCACTGGGTACTACAGTACAAGGTTTGTGAATTACCCAACCATCTCCAGTTTGATCCACTAACTTGGCGACAATTTCGTCGCCGTTTACTAATTTAAAAGCAACAATGTCGCCGTTGGTGTAGGGTTTAGATAATAGCATTTACACGTTCCTTGAGTTCATCTTCAGTTAATTTTGATAGTCCTTGGAATCCACCTTCAACCAGTAGTTTTCCGTCTCGATAGATTTGTGGAACAGTGCGATGCCCTTGTTCCAATACAAATGCTCTAGCATCTGGATTTTCCTCTATGTTAATTTCTTCGTATGTGATACCTTTAAGTGTCAGCAAGTTTTTTGCTTGTACACAAAATGGGCAGTTATTTTTAGAATACACTGTGATCATTTTATTTCCTTTATTTTATTATATACCATTCCTAGCATCTGTGTTTTAATTTCTTCTTTGTATTCTAATAAACGATTATGGTTGTGATCTAATATAGGTTTGGCCTTTGCAATTATTTCTGTGTGGTCTTGTTTAGCTAACCATTGTACTTGATCAAAAGCTAATTCAAACCGATTTACAATGTCGGGTTCCAAATCGTACGACTCATCTATTATAGAATCAAAAGTTTTAAATCCCAAAGATTTTATATTCTTCAAAAAACCACAAGTGGAAAAAATTACAAATAGTCTTTTACAAAATAATGCCTTACCAGTTTTCTCTGTTAAGAAAAAAATATCTTCACACAATGTTTCGCATATTATAGAATATTTTGTTTCTGCGTATATTTTCCAAGCAGCTTGGTCGCTTACATCATTGGTGAGATTTTCATTGACTTCCCATTCACTATCTAAGTTAGGACTTATATAAGGATAGTTTAATTTTTGACCACGCAAAATATTTTTGGTATGCGACATTAATTTTGAGTTTATTATAGTGCCAGGAAATATATCTCTATAATTAACTATTGAATTATCTATTAGACCCGATGTTTGCATTTTAGCCATAACAAAATCTCTGTGAGATTTTTTTGCCCCTAGTAATACATCAAAGTCTAATTTTTTTGTAAGATTATTTGTATCCTCAAATTTATTACGGTTAACAATGTTAAACACCCACCATGGACGATAAATTATGTCGGAATTTAACTTGTCCTGATTAGAGCTATCCATTGAACCTATAGCCAACAAATAATTTTTTATTTTTAAGTTATCTATCCATTTTGTTATTTGATTGATATTGTTATATTCTATATCACTAAAAAGCACTAAATCAAAGATTGCCGGATTAAATAAATTATTTTTAAAATAATCATATTTTTGAAAAAATATCGGTAAACATGCTATTTTAATAGGCTGATCGAGTGTTTCATATATATAATCTGTTTTGACCCATTCGTAATTGTTCAAATGAGGATGTCCAAACCAGTCCACAAAAACGTCAATTTGTATTGGTGGGTTAAACACCTTGATATTATTCATTCGATCGATCGCTATTAGAGACTAAAACCTTTGAAGGTAGATCCATCGACATCTTGTTTTGTGCCGCCCACTACATAACTACTGATTTCTGTTTCCTGTGGAGCAACTTGTACATCAGCGCCAGCAATCCACTTAGCAGTCCATGGCAATGGATTAGAACCCGTTTTAATACCACAGCTGAGTCCAACCGCAGTCATACGCTTGCAGGTTAACCAATCTACGTAGTCACAGAGTAACTGCTTATTAAGTCCGATCATTGATCCATCTTTAAACAAATACTCTGCCCAATCTTTTTCTTGCTGAGAGGCTTGTAGGAACATAGCTTCACAGTCTGACTTAGTTTCTTCTTTTAACTTAGCATAGTCAGCGTCATCTTGTGGTAGTAACTTGATCAAAGTCTGTGTACTACCTAAATGAATGTTTTCATCACGGGCAATTAATTTAATAGTCTTGGCATTGCCCTCCATTTTCTTTAGTTCAGCAAATGCCCACGAACAAGCGAAACTGACATAAAATCTTATGCCTTCCAAGGCATTAACACTGTTCAAACACAACCACAATTTTTTCTTAAGTTCATACATGTCAACAACAATTTCCTTGCCGTTAACAGTATGAGTCCCAACACCTAGTGTTTGATACCATAGACTGGCTTCGATTAAATCATCGTAGTACTTGCTGATGTCTTTGGCACAAGCAATGATAGGTTCAATTTTCAATATCTCATCAAACACTTCACTGGGGTTACTGTAGACATTACGAATGATGTGAGTATAACTGCGACTATGAATAGTTTCATTAAACGCCCAAGTTTCAATCCAAGTCTCTAATTCAGGAATTGTGGCAAGAGGTAAGAACGCAAGGTTAGGACTACGTCCTTGCACACTGTCCAAAAGAATTTGACGTTTTAGATTGCTAGTAAAGATATGTTTTTCAAAGTCTGTTAGTTCTTTAAAGTCTTTAGCATCACGTAATAAATCAACTTCTTCAGGGCGCCAAAAGAATCCTAACTGTTTGTCAGTTAGTTTGTCGAACTGTCGATACTTCAATGTTTCGTAACGCTGTAGATTAACTGCGCCCGCGGGATCTAAGAATGCCAGTGCTTGGGTGTGGTCACCCTTATTATTAATATTAAATACGCTCATTTGAAAATCCTTAAATTATGCAACTATCACAGTCTTCAACATCAACAGGTAGTTCAACAGTTTTAGACTCTGCTAACTTATCAATATCAACTTCACCTTGGCCATCCATGGTGTTAAAATAATATAATTGCTTGGTACCATACTTATAGCATAACAGCAAGTGGCCCAACATTTCACTCATTGGAATCTTTTCATCTTCGTAGTGATGTGGATTATATGATGTATTAACACTGATGCCTTGGTCAATATACTTTTGTAGAATTGCACATAGTTTTAGGTAGCCGTCCGGGCTTTTTTGATCCCATAATAGCTCGTATTTGTTCTTTAACCGACGATATTCAGGCACTACTTGCTTTAATACTCCGTGCTTGCTTTGTTTGATACTTACATAGCTACGTGGAGGTTCAATGCCGTTTGTACTGTTGCTGATCTGTGCAGATGTTTCTGCTGGCATCAGTGCCATTAGTGTAGCATTACGCTGTCCGTATTTCTTTGCGTCCTCACGTAGCTCTGCCCAAGGCATACGTTCTTGATATGATACTAGTTCATCGACTTCAGACTTACGTGTGTCAATGGGAAGGATGCCATCAGCGGATTTTAAATCTTGCCAACGTGTGCATGGACCTTGTTCTTTAGCAAGCTCAACACTGGCTTTAATCAAATAGTAACTCCATGCTTCGGCATACTCATCTACTAGAGCCAATGCCTGGGGATCGCTGTAGCTAACATCGTGTTTAGCTAGGAAGTAAGCAAAGTTAATAATGCCAATACCTAATGGACGGAATTCTTCTGTGGCCAATTTTGCGGCTAATACAGGATAGTTTTGATAGGATAATAGTGCATCCAATCCACGCACTGCCAATGTACACATACGTTCAAAGTCTTCAGGCTTTTTAACATTTCCCCAGTTGGTTGCCGACAGAGTACACAATGCAATACGTCCGTTGGGATCATTGATGTCTTTGAGTGGCACTGTGGGTAAGTCAATCTCAGTACACAGATTGCTCATCTTAACTGT